ACCAAACCTGTGATTCAACTCCGTCCTCACCAACAACGTGCAGTTGACGCCATGCTGAATCAGCAGAAGGGTCAAGTTATTGTTCCCACTGGCGGGGGCAAGACTCTTTGCATGATTCGGGACACACAGATTCATTTTGATCTGTTTGAGCGTCAGACTCATGTAGTTGTTGCTCCCCGCATCTTGCTCGCTGAGCAACTCTCCTCTGAGTTCCTTGAGCACATTGTTGATCCGATGGTGCGTGTTCTTCACGTTCACAGTGGAGAAACTCATCACGAGTCCACTACCAAATCAGCACACATTTACGACTGGGCAGTGCAATGTTACAAGCGTAACAAGATCATCTTCACCACCTACAACTCTTTGCATCGTGTTGTAGAGTCTGGTATCAAGATTGATACTATCTACTTTGATGAGGCACACAACAGTGTGAAGCGTAACTTCTTTCCTGCGACTGAGCACTTCAGTCATGAGGCAGATCGTTGCTTCTTCTTTACTGCAACACCAAAACATTCTGCCACCATCTTCAAACCTGGCATGAATGATGGTTCTGTCTATGGTCAAGTAATCTGCAAAGTCTCTGCCCCTGAGTTGGTTGAGGGTGGATACATTCTCCCACCAAAGGTTGTTGTGAAGCAACTGGATATGGTACAGGACAAGCAGATGATTGCTGACCGTGACAGTCAGAATCTCCTGGACACGATTGATGACCAGGAAGTCAAGAAGGTTCTGATCTGTGCTCGTTCTACCAAACAGATTGTCAAACTTGTCTCTCAGTCTGACTTCTGTCTCCAACTGGAGAAGCGTGACTATTCTTGGATGTATATCACTGCCAAGACTGGTGCTATCATTGACGGTCGCAAAGTTGATCGTGAGGAGTTCTTTGAGACTCTGAACGCCTGGGGTAAGGATTCCACCAAGAAGTTTGTTGTTCTTCACCACTCTATTCTGTCTGAAGGCATCAACGTCAGTGGTCTGGAAGCAGTATTGTTCATGCGTAACATGGACTTTGTTGGTATCTCTCAGTCTATTGGTCGTGTAATACGTCTAGGAGGCGCTGAGAAGACGTTTGGACTGGTTTGTGTGCCAGTCTATGATAAAGTGGGTATCAGCACTTCTAAGAGCGTACAGGCAGTAGTTGATACTGTCTTTGAAAAGGGTGATCCTGCCATCAGTGTCATTCGGAGGTAACTATGAAATGTAAAGTACAACTCTATGTTGCAGGTCAAGTCTTCTATGAAGAAGTGATCTGCCGTGACTATCAACATGCGAGAAAGATTGCACTTGCTCGCAATCCTGATGCCAAAATTATTAGTGTAACTGCTGTATTCAATTGATGAAAAAGTCTAATCGCTGGCAAGAATACTGTGAGACTGCCTTTAACTCTATGAAGGCAAATGTACACAATTGGGGCAAGCCTGAGTTTTATCGTCCACTCACACGCATCTATTACATGGGTGTGTTTGATTGTGGAACTCCAAATCATACTGGATTCATCAGTAAAACTGCATACCAAAATAAACTAAATCGTGGAAAGGTGGTGCATGACCACTATCTTTCCCCTCAGTTTATTGGGCGAATGATTCTAGACAATCCAGACAAGTACCTGACCGATTTTGAAGTATTCCGAGACATCTTCTGGAAGTCTTGTGGTACAATTATTGTAACCGCAGAGGAAAACATCAAACTCAGTCTATTGACCGAGAATAAGGGTAAAGAGTACAGAGTACATGTTCCCACTGATCAAAAGTACACACACCTGGGAATTGACTTGCTTTCACGACCTTCACAAATTAGGTCTTGGGTTGGTGCTCCCATGCAGAATGTGACTGAGAATGAAGTGTACTTTCCTGATGACCTAATTAACTATGAGAAAAACTATCTTGTAAGGACAAATGGACTCTTTGTATAGAATTGAAGAACTTTGCACAAATGATTGGAATGTAGTTGATGAGCAATCTAAAAAACTCACCAAAGAGCAAGCGACGCAAAGACTTGAACAACTCCTTGCAGAAGGATATAATCCAAACAGACTTCGTGCAGTTAGAGACAACTGATCTTCCTTATGACTTTTCACACCAACCCCCTGTCGGATATAGATACGAGACGCTTCCTTTTAAGCGTAACGTTATTTCAATTTGGACTGTATATGATCGTGGGTTTGTCTACAATGGTCATACTCCCACTCGTTGTATCTGGGGATTCTACGATACAAAAAAACAGTGTTACTACGCTCCCATCAACTCCACAAAACAAGGTGATCAAGTAGATATTGAGTCTACTACACCTTATTCTTCAATGCAACTCAATCTTAATCCTCTTGCTTATGCACTATACTCCAAAAGTTAATGATTATGTCAAATGGACAGATTCTCTTGATAAAGTGATTGAGGGATGGGTCTATTTCTTTTGCAATGAGTATATCACCATTGAGATTGGTGTGAGGGATAAGTGTGATGAAAACATCAAAGACTGTCCTATTCATAAGAAAACACACTGTTTGGTGTTGTGTTTCAATGAAAATTGGAATCAGTTAGAATACATCAAACGCAGAGATTGTAAAACCTGCGATCCTGTGCTATAATCAATTCGTAATCCTACAGAAAAAATGAAGTACCTGTACATTGTTGATCACTTTTGCCCTTTCCCCACTTCAGAATATGGTGGAATCTGGAATGTTATTGCTGAAAGTGATGAGGAGTGTTTTGATCTGATCACAGAACATGATCAGGAGTTTAATACAGAATACTACGGTGTTCTGCGTGAGCACATTCAAGGTGCAAGAGTCTACGGTCTTTCCGAGGATCTTGACTCATGTGTTGTGGAATCTTTCACGACTTGAGGACAGTTTGATAAGTGGCACACGGGGGTTTGATACCCCCTTTTTGATGCCCTATAATACTTTCAGAAGCGAACCCTTCCAGCGAAACCACCCGCCATCGGGTTAGGTCCTGGGTAAGATCCTTCACTTGCTCTAACAACCAGCATACTGCTGGAAATGGGGGAACTAGGGGCACCCCACCCAAACCAATTCACTTCTGACATGGGCACTCGCTCTCGTATCGGATACCAACTCAAGAATGGTATCGTCTCTTCCTACCATCATTGGGATGGTTATCCTGAGTGGTTGGGCAAGACTCTGGTTCAGCACTATAACACTGCTGAGAAAGTCACCGCACTCATTGATGGTGGTGATATGTCCTCCTGCTGGTCTAACAGCATTTGGGGTGAAGATCTTCCTGAGGGTGAATACTCTCCCGAGTATTATACTGCCCGTGGTGAAGATATGAGTGATGTTGCACCTCAACTGGCTGAGTCTTTCACTGAGTATATGGATCAGTGCAAGAACTGTGATGCAGAGTATGCTTACATCTTCAATGATGGTGAGTGGTTCTGCTATGATTCTTATGAGACTCCTGGCAAAGTTGTTGACATTCCCCAACCCGCTGCTGTATAATAGATCATGAGTTGAGGATCTTCATGACCACCGAAGTTGACCTTCCAATCGGTATCCCCGATTACTATCGTGAGGATCTCTACTCATATGAGTGGGAAAAGGTTCTTGACAATGCTATCCAGCGTTCTCAAGAACTTGGTGTTACACTTGACTTCTACCTCCTTGAGTTCTCACAATGAACGACATTCTGATCAAAGACTGTGCTCTTGACAAGTCCATCAAGATCTCATTTGAAGAGTTCTATGATCTCAAAATCGGTCTTGAATGTGCCATTGACGAGTACAGTTCTGTGAACATGAGCAAAGAAGTCAAAGACTTCAAGAAACTCATGACCAAGATCAACAAGATCATCAACTGATTCAATTTACCTACAAACACACTCTTTTCACCATGACCATGCTTTACGACCAAGTTGACTTTGATCTTCGTGATTACATTGAAGACTCCTGGGAGACTTTCCTTGAGTCCTCTGAAGATGATTGGAATCCCACTGGTATTGTAGAGAATCTTGATCAAGAAACTCTGAAAATGCTGGAGGATTTCTAGAAACAGTGTAGTTTTCGGAATAAATGCTCTACATATAGTAGAGCATTATTTCGTTTTTTTGTTTTTTGCGATTTTGCTCGTGAATAAAAAATACAAATTGATTCTTGCTATTCAACAAGTTGATAACTTGATTAGCATGAGTGATGGACTTGATTACGATCAGTACCTGAAAAATAATCTATACCCTGTGAAGTATGAACTGCAACGGCAGTTTTCCCTACTTGACAGAAATCGTTTATCTGACTAGAATCAAACCACTCGCACGGAGTCTCCATGGACGCTACACTCTCCAAAAACAAGAAACTCACACGATACCGCATCACTCTGGATGTGATGATTGATCGCACATCATGCGAACCACCAACCCAATGGAACTGGAAAGACCTTATGGAGTTGGAAGGAAAGGAACAGGTCAATGATGTGTACATTGAAAATCTTGGGGAGTATAAAATCTAATGGATGAAACACAATTCTTTCAGATCATGGGGATTGATGTGAAAGAAACTGACATGGAGACAACATTCATTTATGAAGAGTATTATTATGATGACTCTTCATCTAGTGATGTAACTCTGGAGTCATACGATCCCTGATGTCAATGCTTGGTGGACAGTTCAATCTCTGGCACACTGGTGCTGTTCCTGTCCACCAAACACACTATACTTGATTCAGTTCTAAAGAACTCATGACCAACTTCACGATTGAGCAACTGGATTCTAAAAACTTGTCCAGTTCTTTTAATGTTGGCAACTATCTTCGTAGTGCCAGCATTGAGTCTGAACTTGCTGATCTTCTTCGCAGTAAGAATGTCAGCGAAGATGTGATCACACAATGTTGTGAAGTTGTTGTGGATCATTTTGCTACTGCAATGTTTCTTGAGGAGACCAATGGTATCTAAAGAACAACTGATTGACGCACTCTACAATGAGTATGTGTTTCTGTGTCATGATGACTTTGAACCTGGGGTTGACATTGAACCCGAAGACTATCTCACTATGTTGAAAGACATGACCTATGATGAGTTGGTTGAGGAAACTTGCACCGATGAAACTTACCACCTGAGTGAGTTTATGGAGGCATGGGGATGAAAGTCACCGAGCACAATGTTGATGCCGACTTGAAACATGCTGAAATTGAAGCACTCATGGCACTGGTTCTTGGACAAATCAAGAGAGAAGATAACGACAAGTTCACACGAATGTTTTATGCCAAGATCTATGGTAAATTGATGGGGATGAAGAATGACTGCGACTCATAAACTCATCTTCATTGGTTCTTTTGTTTGGTTTATGCACTGGGGCACATGTCTTTCATCTGTCATTCTGGATACGGTTATTCTAAGATCCTCTGTGAGGATGTTGCCTCTTGGTTTCTGAATGAGTTCTTTCCACGCCATAAGATCACGTTGGAGATTGTTCATCGTGGTATGAAACGTGAGAATGTTTTTGGTTGGTGTGACATTCTCAGTGAAGAGACAAGAAACCCACGCACATTCTTGATTGAACTACAATCAAACATGCACAGAGATCTTTACATTCAGACTCTTTTGCATGAATTGGTTCACGTTCGTCAATGGGTGACAGGTTCACTGCAATTACGCTACGGCAAATTGTGTTATTCTAAAGAACCTGTTGAGAAGTATGACTATTGGCACCAACCCCATGAAGTTGAAGCACGGGCAGAGGAAGAACGTCTCTACCAGATTTACCTGGAGGATGTCAATGAGTCTGAACCAGTTCAACAAGTGGCACACAGCTTCCCAAACCGACTCATGATTCCTGTATAATTACGGAGTAATCAATCAAACATGACTCACACCTCTTTCACTGATCGCTACTCTACTGAGGAGCATTATGATAAGGATTGGGACGATCTCATGAGTCCTGATGATTATCTGGACTATCTTGATCGCAAACTGTTTGCTAAGTCTAACGGGCAGCAATATCCTGCCTGGAGAACAACAAACAACTACTGACTAATGGGAATGGGTTTGCCCCAAAGTTACCCACAAACAAACAACTTCTTCTTAAACATGCAAAACTTCCAGTTCTCTGGTTCCTCTGCAATCGCTGACAACGGTATCACCATGTCGGATGATTCTCAAGTCACTGTTACTTACAACGGTGGTCGGGATTATACCTACATGGTTGGTAATCCTGAGTTCTTCGTTGCTGCTCTGAATCAAACCATTGAAGAGAGTGGTAGTGTCGGTCAGTTCATCAACAAAGCACGTCGGATGGGTGACCTGACGGATGTGACGGTCTGATAAGTGACCACTGGGGGCGGTTCATCCGCCCCTTTTGCGTCTATACTGACTTCAGTTCAAACAAACCACTCATGACGCACCACAATCCCTACGTTCAGACTCTTCTGGAGAAGGGTTACAGCGAGAAGGAGACCCACGTCACTCCTCGCAAGCGTACCTTCCCCTGCACCATCGGTCTTCGTCACTTTGAGACCGAAGAAGAGTACAATGAGGCACTGGCAGACTTCCTGAATGGTTACTGATGATTAAACTCTATCGTGTTGAGGTTGAAACCAACGACGGATGCCGTACAATTTGGTATGAGAACTCTCGTGCCAAAGACGGATGCACTATCATTCATGACCGTGTGTTGGATCAACTCGCTGGGTTGAATCTCAAGCGAGTTTCTGTTGATCTCTCTGTTTGAATCATGCAATTCCAAGTCACTGCTCTTGAGTTTGATTTTGATGACGCTCTCTATCCTATAACTGAGGAGGAGATGGATGATGTCTATGAAGACTACATCGGCACATTCTGGGAAGCAGATGATGGCGATGATTTAGTAGAAGAGATCACTGGTGCATCAGGTTGGTGCATCAAGTCCATTGATTACCGTCACATTCTTAACTGAAACTAATGCCTGACTTTCCAGATTTTAGTTACTCTACTGGTGAGGAACTTGAGCAGTTTCTGTATGAGAAATGCAAGGAAGATTCTGACCTTCTGGCGACTATCATCAGTGAGTATGTGTGCTCTCTGAGTGATAGCAAACTAGAAGAACTTGAAGACTTTCTGACTAACAATTTCAGAGATCACTAATGTACATTCCTCAAACTGACTGGAACCGTGGCACTTATCGTGAGTTAAAAGCACTCCTGAATGAGTTGCCTGAGCATTACCTGGACCAGACTGCAACGGTTATGCTATCAGATAGTGACGAATATACTGACATTCGTTCTATCGGTTGGACTGGTCCTGCCTGTAACGTTCTGGATTCTGACCACTTTTTCCTCTCAATCAACGCCTGAACAATGTCTCTCAACACTCAACAACTCGCAAAACTCAAGTTTGATTACTGTGAGCGAATCATTGACGGAATGGACATGGATACCCTAGTCCAGATGGCACATGATCTCTTGATGGATAACTACTCTGATTCAACTGAAGAAGAGATGGTAGATGAGATCCTGGATCTCTACGATGAAGAATATCTGGAAGATCTGATGGAGAGTGTGACGGCGCAGTAGGTGGCACAACGGAGGGGTTGCATCCCTCCCTTTTGCCTCTATACTGACTTCAGTTCAACCAAACCACCTGAACTCATGAGCATCGTCACTTTTCCTTCCATGTGGGGTGAGTACACTGTGACCCAGGCGACTCTCTGCCAGGAACCCTACATGTACTCCACCGCCAATCGTCGGTCTCAGAACTACATCTACTTTGAGACTGCATCCAATTCGGAAACGGTTCAGATCGTGACGAATTGCATCTATGAGGACACTGAGACTGGTGAGTGCAGCACCCGCAGTGGATGGGGCACCCGCAAGTGTGTGCTGAAACCCCAGGCACGAGAGATCTGGAAGAAGTACCGTGCCAATGGTTACTCCCTGGATGTGAAGAAGATCAACGGCAAGGAACTGGAGTGATGTGACAGCGGGGAGAGTGTCCACCATTCTCCCCACACCCACCAACATCGTCTATTGTACTTAAGTGTTCGGGATTCAATCATGATCATCACCACATTTGAGCAAGCACTCCTCGCATCAGACTACATCTACGATCCTCAAGTAGGTTCTTTCATGAAAGAAGATTCAAACGGTGATCTTCACACTTACATGCATGTGGAGAATGATGATTGGATCTACGAAAAGTATGACATCAATGATGATGTACTTGTGTCCAAAGCGTTCACTCTAGACTGATGAAAACAATCGGAATCATTTACCTGATTTGCTTCGTGCTATTTGCACCAGTTCGTTATCACACTGGTGAAGCATTTCGGATGACTGGTAGTTTCATTCAAAACACTGCAAACTAATCATGGCACCTGAACTTTACGAGCACAACATCAAGTTGATGTCGGAACAGTTGTTAAGTCAACTGTTTGAACATGTTGAACGGCATGACATTCAGTCTTCCGATGCAATCTATGAAGAATGGATTGTAGATGGTAAAGATCCAGAAGAGGAAG